TTCCTGGCGCGCCTGGCTCGCCTCTAGGCCCCTGTTTTCCATCCATCCCACGCTCGCCGGTCGCGCCTTTCTCGCCGGTCGCGCCTTTCTCACCGGTCACGCCCCTCTCACCGGTCACGCCTTGCCGCCCGACCGGGCCGGGAGCGCCCTGCACCCCGGCACCTGCTTCGCCGCGCTCGCCCCTGTCGCCCTTCGGGCCGGCAACACTCTCGCCGCGCTCGCCTCTGTCGCCCTTCGGGCCGGCGACACTCTCGCCGCGCTCGCCCCTGTCGCCCTTCGGGCCGGCGACACTCTCGCCGCGATCGCCCTTCTCACCTCTCGGTCCGCTCTCGCCGGGATCACCCTTGTCGCCCTTCGGGCCGGCGACACTTTCGCCCGGGTCACCCTTCGGTCCCGCGGGGCCCTGGATCGACTCACCCGCGGGGCCCTGGATCGACTCGCCCGCAAGTCCATGGCGCCCTGGAACGCCGTCCTTTCCGTCGAGGCCGCGCTCGCCTCTCTCGCCGCGCTCGCCGCGCTCGCCTCTCTCGCCGGGGATTCCCTGGCGTCCGTGAACGCCGTCCTTGCCGTCCACGCCGCGCTCGCCTCTCTCGCCCGGCGGTCCCTGGCGCCCGACCGCACCGGGGACGCCTTGCCCGTCCTTGCCGTCGCGGCCGTCGCGCACGAGCGCCAGCCGCTCTGCCAGCGCGCGGCCCATCTCCTCGAGCTTCAGCGCGAGCGCCGCCTCGTGGCGGACGCGCTGCTCCGATACCTCGGCGCGGAACTCCGCGACGACGCGCGCAGCCTCCGCCTCGATCAGTGCGCGCTCGCGCGCCCACTGCTGCTCCTGCTGCGCGAGGACCTCGCCGAGCGCCTCGCGAAACGCCTCAATGAGCGGTGAACCGTCGTCTAGCTCGACCAGCGTATCGTCGAAGCCGGTCGACTTCCCGTTGGACGTTTCCGTTTCCATGGTGATCCTTCGCAGGTACTGCGTTAGCGCTCGGTTGCGGCGGCGGTGCCTTCGGGCCGGGCGCCGGCGGGATGTTTGCGGCCGCCGACAGGGGCACGACCTGCTGCTGGACCCTGGGCTCGTCGCCGAACTTCACGGCGTCGAGCCCTTCCTTCGCGCGCGCCTCGTTGGGCGCGTACACGCCGCCCTGCACCCCGCGGACCAGGCTGTCGATGCGCTCCTTCAAAGACGACCTCAGGAGCGCCTCGGTGTCGAACTCGACGTACTCCTCCGGCTGCCCGCGCAGCTGGTAGAGGGCCCCGAAGCTCTCCTCGATGTGGTTCAGCGCGAAGCCGAGCCCGAGCGCGATCCAGCTCTGCATCAGCAGCTCGGCCGAGGCGTAGGGCGTCCCGCCGATGCCGAGGATCTGCAGCGGGATGCGGAACGCGAGCGCGATGCGCTGGTCGCTCACCTTGAGGACCTCGGCGATCGCCGCATCCTTGGAGACCACGCCCCAAGGTATCACCTTGAGGCCTGCGGTCAGGATCGGGGTCTTCCCTTGGTTGATGCCGCGAGACTGCTCGTCCCAGCGGTCGCGCAGGAACTGCACCTGGTCCTTGTCGAATACCTGGTCGGTCGAGAGCACCGCCGACGGCCGCGCCTGGTTCATGTAGAACTGGATCTGCTGCTGGATGATCGCGTCGCCCGCGACGATGTCCTGCGTGGCCGACACGAGCGGCGACTCGCCAACCAGCGGGCGCGGGTAGCGGTATCGCTCGGTGCGCATCCTGACGTGCAGGACGTCGCGCTGCGGGACGACCAGCTGCGCGTCGCCGAGCTCCCGCTGGATGACGTCGTTACCGCTCAGCCGGTAGAACACCTCGCCGTTGCTCGCGAGCTGCGGCAGGCTCTGGCGCGGGTCCATGAGGTGCAGCTCTGACACCTCGTAGCGGTCGTTGCGCAGCGCGAGCGCGTAGGCGTTGCCCTCGCGGTAGAGCGCGTCGGTCAGGTTGAGCAAGAAATCCGAGATCGTCTGGTAGGCGTTCGGCCGGCGAAGGATGCGCGACAGCGCCGACGTCGTGACCCGCGTGCGGCCGCCCTTGGCGTTGAGCTTCCAATGGTCCCCCGGGCAGATAGCCACGGTCTGCGAGTACGCCGAGATGCAGGCCTCGACTATCGCCGAGCGCGCACCGCCCTCGGGCAGGTACCCGAGCTGCCACCAGTTCGTGTGCTGGCCGACGTCGGCCGAGAGCCACCCGCCGGTGACAGGCAGGAAGTACGGACCCGGCCGAACGGCGCCCTCCAGGGCGCGCGCAACCGGGCGCAGGATGCGCGCGAGGATCCCGTTGGGATTCATCCATGCGCCCGGTCAGAGCAGTTTTTAAGCGGACGCTGGCTTGGGGGCCGCCTGGCGGGTCTGATACTGGCCGCCGGTCGGCTTCTTTGCCTCGGAGGTCTTCGTCACCTGGACGTTCGGGTCCGGAGCGCTGCCGTCGTGCTCGTGCTCCAGGATGTGCACGCCGTGCGCCGCAAGGTCATTCTCCTCCTGCGTCGGCGTGGGCTTGCCCTTCATCCGCTCGGCGAACTGCTCGCGCGAGACTTCGCTCGCGTCCCTCGCCTCCGCGAGACGCTGCTTCGCAGCCTCGGTGGCCGGGCCTTCTGCCGTCTTTGTCTCAGTCATTTCTATCATCTCCTCTTTCAAGACTCGAGCCCCGGCGTCTCACCGGGGCTCGCCGCCATTAGTTCGATCAGCTCCACGTGATAGCTTGAGTCCACGCGATCGTGCCCGCGCGCCGCTGGACCCAGTTGAGCGGGAGGATCATGCGGAGCGCGAGGGAGTCCGTCTGGAACAAGGACCGCTGCGGCGCGGCGACCGCTCCGGGCGAGCCCGGGCCGACGAGGTCCAGCGGGGTGGTGTCCTCCATGTGGAGCGTGGCCTGGTCGCTCATGTCGATGCGCGGGGCCTCACCGCCGGCCACGACGAAGTCGGCCGCGTCGACGAGGATCATCGTCTTCACCGGCACCGTCGCCGAGTCGATGATCGGAACGCCGTTCAGCGTCCCGCGCGCGACCTCGTCGCGGAACGGGAAGATGCCGGTGTTCGGCGCGCTGACCAAGGACGCCGCCAGGACGTCGCCGGGGTTCATCAGGAAGACCGGCGACCGGACGTTCCCATAGGTACTCGCGACCAGCGCTTGGATCAGCACCTTGATGTCGCCGATGAGCGCGGCCAGGCCGCCGCCCGCGGTCGCCGTGGTCACGGACACGCCGTTGAGCAGGCCGGGAGGCCGCACGGTGGTCGCCGGGTTGGCGTCGATCAGGACGCTGTCGACCGCAACGCTCGTGTCGGTCTGGATAGCGTCGCGCAAGATCCCCTCGATCGCGGGGATGCTGTGGTCCTCCATCTCCTTGGTGAACGTCGTGATCACCGCCATCTTCTTCGGCGTGAGGGTCTGCGACGTGAACGCTCCCTGCCTCACCGGGATGGCCTGCCCCTCCCCGACGAACGACCCGGCGATCGTCGGCGTGCGGCTGCGGGTCGGGATGATGATGCGTCCGGCCCGGCCGAAGCTGAGCGCCAAGCCGCGCGCGGCGAGCCGCGTCATGATCGCGTGGGGCATGAGCAGCGGCATCAGGTCGGTGTAGACCTGCTGGACGAGCTCGGCCGCCCAGCCCGCGACGGTCGTCATCGCCGGGGCGGAGGCAGCGCGGAGCACCAGGTCGCACATGAGCTTGGTGTTTTCCTCGTTGTACTGAGGCCTGTCCGCCGCTATCTGCTGGCGCGCTTCCTCGAACGAGCGGTTGCGAGACTTAGCCGCCCACGCGACCGTCGCAGTCCGCACGACGCAGTCCAGGAAGTCAGGCTGCTTTGCCGGCTGCGCCCGCGCGATGCCTTCGGCGACGACGACCTCGTGCGGAATAGTGAACGACGTCGACGCAGTCAGCGCGCGGCCGCGGCTCACGTGGCCGCTGTTGCCGTCCACCGTCTTGGCGAGGAGCTTCTCCGACTCGACCAGCGAGGCGAGCTGCTTGTCGAGCTGCGCGATCTCGGCGTTGAGGCCGGTCGATATCTCCAGGTCAGCGTCGCTGACGTTGGTTTCGTCTGTCTTCATCCAGTGCGCAGAGAGCTGGTCCTTTCGGTCGACGAGCTTCGTCTCCACATCGATGATGCGTTGAGCGAGAGAAGACATGATGTCTTTCTCCTTTCCAGTGTTGGGAGTTCTGGCGTGCTTGCCGACGAGCCCGAGGCGTCGCGTCTGGTCTCGATTGCCGTGCTTGGCGAAGACCAGGTCGACGGTCGCGGGGGAGATCTTGAGCGCCTTGACCACGGCCAGGGCGTTCGGGTTCGCGGGAACGCTCACGAGCGAGCACTCGACGAGCTCCTGCTTGAGGTATCGCTGCGGCGCAAACAGGCCCCTGCTCTCGGGGTCGAGCGGCTCGCTCTGGGTCGGGCGAAAGCCGACGCTGACCGCCTTCAGGATGTCGGCGTCGATCAGCCGGCGGATCTCGTCGATGCGCTCCGACGTCCCCTCCGGCGCAAGCTGCAGGCGGCCGCGCAGCGCCTTGCCCTCGACGCGGAGGTCGTGCCACTTGCCGATCGGGAACCGCGGATCGTGCGAGAACAGCGCGATCGGGTTCTTCTGGAAGGACGCGATGTCCCAGCCGTCCGACGAGACGACCTCGCCCATGCGGTCGACCGTCTCATCCGACAGGACGAACTCCATCTCCGTGACGGACGCGGCGTGCGTCTTGTGGACTACGCCGTCGTCGCCGATCAGCTTGGACGACTCCCAGACGACCACGCACTCGTCGTCGTCATAGCCGTCGTCTATGCACCGGTCCAAGAAGTCATGAAAGCTCTCGTCATCCCTCGGCGGGTCGACCTGCTTCTTCTTGGCCTTGTCGCGCCACATCTGGAGGCAGGCGGCGACCGCCTGGTCCTGCGGCCGCTTCGTGCCGCCGTGCGTCCCCATCATGTCGGGCACGCAGCGCGACATCCAGTCCGACTGGCTCTCGCCTTTTCCCGGCTTGATTGCCATGGTGACAGCCTCCAATGCCTTGTCGCTCACTGTCTTGTGCGGCCCGCTGAACTTCTCGGCCTCTTTCAGCAGCTGAACGATGCCGATGTTGACGCGCGAGACGCGCATCTTGGTGTCGTTGGTCAGGTTGTCGTCGGCGGCGTCGAGCCCGAGCTTGGTCGCCCAGTGGTGATGACCGTCGAGGATGTAGTCGTCCTTCGAGATCACCAGCCGCTTGGCCAGCTTGTCTGGCTTGGTCTTCGCCTTCTCGGTGATCTTCGCTACCTTGGCGCTGCTCAGCTCGTCCTGCGTGGCGCGCAGGTGCGACGCGAATTCTTCGTCCTTCGTGACCTCGTAGCCCTCGTCCTTGAGATGCTTGATCAGCGCCTTCGTCTGGTCCTCGTCGAGCTGCGGCATCTTCGCCCGCGGGATGCCCTTGCTCTGCTCGCAGAACAGATTGGTGCCCGCGACCGAGACGTTGCACAGGTTGAAGTTCGGCGCCTCTTTGCCCTTCTCGATCATCTTTCGGGCTTCCGACGCGAGCGCCTTGATCAGCGTCGAGATCTTCTTCGGCTGGTCCAGGTTCACCCTGCGGTTCTCGGAGAGCGCGCGCTGAGCGTCCGCGACCTTGGTCGTCTGGATGACGCCGTGCTCGTCGACGTAGGCTTCCTTCGAGTAGCCCTCGCCCGGGTGCTCGTCGTCGTCGTCGTCGTCGTCGTCGGTCCACTTGCCGCTCTCGTCGCGAGGCTCGGACGGGTCGAAACCCTTCTCCTCGTCCTCCAGCGGCACGGTCGCGTCGGTTTCAACCTTGTGCTTCTCCTCGTCAGCGTCCGCGCCAGACGCGATCTCGCCGGAGCGAAGCCTGGCAGCGAAGCCTGGCGAATCTGGGAAGACTACCCTCATACGAAACGCTTCTCGTTGACTATATCGTGCAGCGCGCCACCGAGCACGACGACCTCCTTCTTGCCCTGCAGGTCCTTCTCCGCGGGCCAGGTCCCCTTCAGGCTCTCCCACGACATCAGGATCGAAGACACCGGGACCGTGGCGGTGAGGACGCTGTAGGTGTCACGGTTTCCAGCCGACATCTTGCCGAACCGGTCCGGCGTTCGCTTGTCCACCGTCCAGCTCTCGACCGGCGCGGGCGTGTAGTCGTCCGCGTGGCCGCCGATGCCGCGCTGGATCGTGATGGTCTTGATAGACAGGTCGTCAGCCTTGAGCTTCTTCTTGTAGAACGTCTGAGTCTTATCGTGGAGCCTCAGGAGGTTCGCCTTCAAGTTCGCGGACGGTACTTGCTCGCTCTCTGTCAGCGGCTTCTTGCCCATCCAGAACTCAGGCACGCTCTTGTTCACGAGATCCTTGTTGATCGCTGCATAGCTCCTACGATAAGACGTGTTACCACCCTTGAACGTCCAATTATCAACGAAGTCCGGCAGGAAGTCATCGTAGCCCTTCATGAACATCTGGAGCGAGGTCTTCTTTACCTCGTCTGCCGGGAGCTCGTCGGCGAGCTTGTCGACTATGTCTCCGCGATACTTCCTCGCCGCAGTTGACATCGCTATACTCAAAGCAGAAGACATGTTTCCAAACGGCTTGAAAGACTCATCTTCCTTGCCAGCCTCGAGCATGATGTCCGCGACGCGCTCCTGACCGTCCTTCGAGGTGATCGACCGCTCCAGCACGTCGTCGATCTTCGTGTGGCCGCTCTCGACACCTACCTTGCCAGAGTAGTCAGTGCCGGAGAGGATCCCCTTCGGGTCCTTCTTCAGGGCGTCGTAGATCTGCGCGTCGGTGTACGCCTCCAGCTTCTTTGTATCGAGGCCTTGCTTCTTGAGCGCCCGCTCAAAGTCAATACTGTCTCCAGCCAGCGGGAAGTGCCCATGCTCCAGCATAGACCCCGCGAGGTCTATCGCGTAAGCCTCCGGCAGCGTGCTCATCGACGCCCGCACGACGCCGACCTGCATCCGCTCGACCGACAGCTTCTCGTAGCGGCCGAACTTGGACTGAGGCTTCTCATCGAGGAGCTTGGCGCTGGCAGGCGTCGTCTCTAAGCTCGAGCCGCCGCCGTCGTCGGTCCAGCGGCCTTCCTCGTCGCGCGGCTCGTTAGGATCGAAACCCTTGCGCTCGCGTGCGCCTTCCGGTGGCGGCGTCAGAAAGATGCGCTCACCGTCATCGAATATGACTTTGACAAGCGTCGCATCTTCCCGATCGACCGGCCGAAATTTGTCGTCAATGTAGGCGACGGTTGCCGGGCGCTCGTTGACGAGCGTGCGCTCGATCATCTGCTACGCCTTTTTTTCAAATTCTTTGTACGTCTTCTCGATGTCCTTGTAATAGTCGCGCCAGATCTTCGAGCCCGGAAGCTTTCCGGTGTCAGTTGCGATCCGCGCCATCTCTGCAATCGTCTCGTGCTCCGCCGAATTGATCGTCACGCCGCCGGGCTTCACTTCCTTCCAATAGTCTTTGCTGTAATCGCTGACCCCGTCATCGTCGATGCGCTTGTGCAAGGAATTCACGTGCGGAACGAACCGCGAGTAGATCGGATATTTTTTGTCCAGCGGTGGCGGCAGCGATCCATCAGGACGCATCGCGCTCGTCTCTGGGTCTGCCATGACTCGATTCGTTTCCGCGGCGAGCGCGTTGAGGACCTTCTGATATTCTTGATGTGCGATCTCGTGCACGGTGACGCTCACGGCGCCGTCCGGGGTGTAGATCTGCTTCGGAAAGATCTCGATCTTGCCGGTATCGAGATGCGCCAAGCCTGCCGCGCGATACCCGCTCTTGCCGCCGACGCTGAACTTATACACGCCATTGTTCACATCGACCAAGTTCGGATCATATCCAGAAAGCTTTGCGGTCGCTCTGGCGGCGCCGAGAATCATCGCCGCGTGCTTTTCTTCGGCTGCGACCTCTTCGGGAGGCCGCGGCGGCTTCGGAATGCCTTCGCCGTATCCGAAAGTTAGACGGCCACCTTCCTCGTCCCCCATCTGCCGGAAACCGGCGTCACGCATCGCCGTGATCGAAGCAATCTCATCCGCCCAATCTCTGATCTCGATGCGCTTGACCTTGTCGCCATAGCGCTTGATGACCTGTTTCAGCGCCTTCACCTTGGCGTCGTGATCGATCGCCCCATGCGAAACGACCTTAGCAATGTCAGATGTGTCAACCTCAGTGAACGTGGCGGCGAGCAATTTTTTGTCGCCGTCATAGACCGTGTTTAACCCGGCGTTGTCGTTAGCGATACTTTCCGGCGAGGCCGATAGGTATCGATCAATTGCCGACTCCATCCGGCGATGTTGCTCTTCATCATCATCCCCGGGGACGGCAGTTGCCTTAGCCTCCTCAATTTGCTTGTGCCACGCGTCGAGCTTTTCTTGGCTCGGCTGCTCGCTCACGAGCAATAGCTTTTCATCCTCCGCTGCGGCGCCGCCGCCTTCGTCCGTCCACTTGCCGCTCTCGTCGCGCGGCTCGCTGGGGTCGAAGCCCCTCTTTGCTTCGACCTTGCCGAACAAGTCTCTCGTGGTCGCTACCTTTGCCTCGACGGTCTTGACACCGTGGTTCTTCGCCCACCAAACTCGATGGTGCCCGTCCGAGATGTGGACTAAGCCGTCCGGGGTCTTCACGCCGTGGATCGCTTCGGAGCCGATTGACACATCAGGTTCATACTCTGGGTTCACCCAGTCTTGCGTCGCCCTGATGTTCTCTACCGGTACCTCTTCGTCCTTGAACTTCTCGTAGTTGGTCTGCCACTGCCGCTCTACCCCGGTGTGGCTGTACGGGGAGAACGGCACGTTGGTGCGCTCGGTCCCCTCTGGCGCGTCTGGGTCACGCTGAAATTTCCCGAGAAGTCTATCTGACTTCAACTCCTGCTCGGTGAGGTCTCTCCCGCCGGAGCCTCCGCCGTCGGTCCACCTGCCGCTCTCGTCGCGCGGCTCGCTGGGGTCGAAGCTCCTGCGCAGGAGGCGACCCAGCAGCGCCTCGGACCTGGCACGCTCGAGCCTGCCCCGCTCCTGCAGGCTGAGGTCGCTCAAGGCGGCACCTCCCACGCCCCGGTCAGGTAGCCGTACGCCGCCAGCCCGAGCAGGATCAAGATGACCGCGGCGGCGACGGTGACCAAGACCTTCGTGCTGCTGGTCATGCCAGCGCGCTCGCCCAGTCGCCAGGCGCCGCCTGCCGACGAAGTTTCACGCCCGGATACCAACTCGCTTGCCACCTCCAGCTGTGCCAGTGCGACAGCAGCCCGACGACGCACGGATGCCCGATCGCGCCGGCCAGGTGCAGTGCGGCGGTGTCGACGCTCACGATCCGGTCGAGGGTCGTCATCAGCGCGG